AGCGGGCGGATTGCTGTTTCGGCCAGTGTGCGCGCGATCATCTGCACTTTGATCTGACCGCCTTGCAGCGTGGCATTCACGGCCTCTTTGGTCGTGCTTTGCAACTGGTCGGGGTCGAGGCCCATAGACGCGCGGCTGAACCCAGTGCGGGTGTCGCGGACATCGTCCATATACGTCAGGACCGACAAGCCCTGCGACATGACTTGCGGCACCTGCAACGGCTGGACCATGCCGGGCTGTTGCATGCGGACAATGCCATCAGGTCGGCTGTTTAGCAGATCGTCCAGGTTCACGGCCTGATCGACCACGGCAACGCGGGCATGGTTCGACAGGTTCATGTTGTCCAAGACGCCGCGCAGCAGGCCGGATTTAATCTTTTGGATGTCCATAACCAGCTCGGCGACACTGCGGCCAATCATGCGATGCGGCACGCGGATCGGTGACCCCACAATGAACGGGCAGAAATCAATCGGCTCGGCTTCAAGGATATGGTTGCTGTCGCCAATCGCCAGGATGCGGTGGCGCTGTTCGACGTCGCCGTCATCGATCGGCATGTACGCCTCGACCACGCGGACCATGTCAGTGTGGCGCGGCTCAAGGTCTTTGCCGCCGTCAATTTCTTCGTGGCGCGTGTCGGTTTCTTCCTCGGACCAGCCTTCGCCGAGTCCGGCATGTTCCTGCACAACGTCGCGGTCGTAGCCCATAGCGACCAGCTCGCCCACCGTCATGTAAGTGCGGTGCGCCAAAAAGCTCGCGTCCATCACGCTTGTTGCTTGCGGCGAGAAAAGGAAGGTCTCGGGCGGGATGACGTCAATGCAGATTTTTGGCTTGGCCGTGTATTTGCGGACCTTGACGGTCGTCAGGCCGGTTTCTTCGTCGGCCTCGCTTTCCATGATGTCGAAACCACCATCAAGCAAGTTGGCAAGCTGGGCGTCGTCGGCCTCGATCGTTTCGACCTCTTCAACGCCGTTGTCCTCGTAATAGACTTTCAGCACGCCCGCCTTGAACAGCAGGCCATCAGTGATGAAGTCCGACAGGACCGTGAAGCCGTCGTTCTGGCTCGCAAAGATATGATTGACCAGGGCGGTCGCGGCGTCGGCCTTTGCCACGTCGTCGGCGTTGCGCGGGACAAAGCGCACGATTTCCTGACCACGGTAGAAAATGTCCATGAGCGACGGCAGCAGGTAATGCACGGTGTCGCTGACATCGGTCGAAATGACAGACGAGCGGCCCGCCGGCACTTCGTTGAACGGCTTACCCAGGTAGGCGCGCTGGGCCTGGATCCGATCATGCTGAAACTGCGTGTCGCTGTAGTTTACAGCGGCCGTCATTTCGTCGTTAAGGCGACCCCGCAGATCGTCGTGGTTCATTTGTCAGTCTTTCTGGGTCTGCCGCGTCCGCGCTTGGGCTTAGCCGCCGGCTTTTTCGGCTCGGCTTCGGCTTTCTTCTTTGCGGGGCGTTTGCGAAATTGTACGTACATCAACCGGCCTTACTGATTTGTTGTCGTTTATTTAACATTTTGCGACGGTTTTGCCAAACCAGCGGCCTTTTGGTCTGCAATGTACTGATCGACCTCGTCGGGGCGCATGGTGCGGAATTTCTGCTTGAAACGCTCGGCAAGCTTGTCGCGGCACAACAGGGCGCGCTCTTTGAGTTTGTCGCGGTCGAGCATTTCCGCTGCGCCGCTGTCACCCACACAAGCCCGGTCGCCGTTTTCGCCAACAAAATAGAATTTGTAATCAATGCGCGCCCACGCGGGCAGGTCAGACGATCCAACTGTCATCATATTCAATCGGGCTGTTGTGGCGGTATCCGGCGGCGTTGCCGGCGCGGGCAGCTTGGCTCGCAAAGGTCAGAACGAACGCGTCCGCCAGGTCGGGCGATTTCAGCCCCCGGCGTTTCATCTCGTCTTTGCTTTCCATTTTCATTTTGCCAGAGCTGAGAAACGAGAACGTCGGCGCGCACAGCTCTTCGACCAGCTTGTCGTCTTGCGGAATGACGCAGTCGCGGTTCTCGAAAAAGGCGCGCGTCTTGCCCCACAGCTCATCGCGCAATTTGTTGTATTTGTTGCCCAGTGCCGGGCTTTCCGAGACGTTCACGCCGCGTATTTGCGGGCCGAGGTCGATTTCGCGGAGACGGTCAACCACGCCGGCACCCAGCCCAATGACGTCAATCAGGATCTCGGCAGGGCGGTCGCTGTAAGGCGTGGCGTCGTATTCCTGGATGACCATGCCGACTGTTTGCATCGTGTCCAAGTCCTGCCACGACTTGACCGGCTCGATCAGTTGGTTGCCGCGCCGTTTTGCCAAAGCCGTGCGGTCTGACCCAAATCGCGCCACGTCGAGACCCCAAACCGGCGCAACGCCGAGCGTCGGGTCAACCTCGCGCTGCATGGCCGCTTCGACCAAGTGGCGCGGGATCAAGCTGTCGCTGTCGCCGGTTGGGAATTCTCCTAATACGCGAACACGGTAGGCGTTGCTCTCGTCGCCGTATTGGGAGGCCATGTCCGCGATGAAGGCGTCTTGGACGTAGTCGGCGTCCTCGGAGCTGACGGTTTGCTTGGCCCAGCGGTCTGCATTCTTTTTGAACGCGTCGAAAAAATAGCCCTGCGCGCGGGTCGGGTTGCCCACCATGATGATCTTTGCGCCTTCGGTGGACAGCGCGCCCTGGGCCGTTTCGAAAATGATTTCCGGCACGCCCGACGCCTCGTCCACGACAAACAGCATATTGTCGGCGTGAAAACCCGCGAGCGCCTCGGGCTGGTCGCGGCGGGCGGTTCGAGCCACGGCAAAGCTGTCCTCGCCGCCGATCAGCGTGATCTTGTCGGATTTGATGTCGAGCTGACTGGCGAAGGCTTCGTTCATGCGGCCATGCCATTTGCGGATTTCGGACCACAGAACATCGTTAAGCTGGCTCGCGGTGTTCGCGGTGACGGCGACCTTCACCGGGTAGCGCGTCGAAAGGAACCACAGGATCGCCCAAGACAAGAACGCCGTTTTGCCGACGCCGTGGCCGGATTTGACGGCGACGCGGTCGTTGTCGCGAAGGTTTTCGAGTGCTTGTTTCTGCCATTTTTGCGGCGTCGCGCCGATGACCTGCGTGACAAATAACGCCGGGTCGTCGCGGAGCTTGGCGAGGTAGGACTGCCAGTCACTCATCCAGCAAGACCGCCGTTTCGCCGGTGTAGTCCTCCCAGCGCTTTATGATGACGTCGCAATAATGGGGCGTAAGCTCCATAACGAATGCGTCTTTGCCTTGGCGCTCGCAAGCAATAAGCGTCGAGCCAGACCCCCCAAACAAATCAAGCACGGACCCGACGTCATTATAATAATCAAAAACCCATTCAACCAATGCAACAGGCTTTTGAGTTGGATGGACGCGAGATTGACCGTGTTCGCTGTCTTTAATTAACCCCTTCCAAAGGTGACGAAAAATCCTGACGCTCGACCAATTTGACTTGACCCAAGCAAGCTCGCAATCCGAGTTCATGTCTCGCTGTTTGTCTTCGACCCTTTTGTCCCAAACAAACCAATTAGCAGTCTCTGGCAAGGCATGCGCGTAATGGTTAGCCCCCCACCAAACCTGCCGCTTTATGCCCAAGCCCTCACAAAGCGCAAAAGCATCGCGGGCAGCGTCTGTGCTGCTGTCGTCAAACTCGGGGAGATGACTGTTTGACTTTGCCAATGAATTCGTTTCACGGGTTTTTCGCTTTGAGGCACTTTCCGAGATCCCATACGGCGGGTCAGTGTGGACCAGATCAATTTTTGCTCCTGACAACAGCCGATCAACCGCGTCAATCGACGTGCTATCGCCGCACATCAGGCGATGCCGCCCAAGCCGCCACACGTCGCCGGGCTTTGTTGTCGGTTCTTCCGGCACGTCTGGCACGGCGTCGTCATCGGTCAGCCCAGCTTCAAGCGGGTCGGCCAAAAACACGTCAATTTCCTTGGCGTCAAAGCCGGTCAATTCAAGATCAAAGCCCAAGTCGCCCAGCTCGGCGAATTCGACTTTCAGCATTTCCTCGTCCCAGCCGGCATTCAAGGCGAGCCGGTTGTCCGCGATGACGTAGGCGCGTTTTTGCGCGTCGGTCAGATGCCCAAGCCGCAAACACGGCACCTCGTCAATTCCGAGCTTACGCGCG